GCTCGCTCGTCGAACCTTTCGTAAACAAATCGAGCAGGACCAATCGGCCCGTGAGCATCGCCAAGAGTCAGGATGGCTGAAGCGATTCCATTCGTGAGCTGCGCGCTTCCAAAGAATGCGTTTACAGCAGCACCGGAACTCGCATTTTGATTGTTCCGAGCCGCCATGTCATGCGCGTCCAAAACAGCCTGAAGCAGCCGGAGTCTATCCGGCGTTGCATCTTCCAGAGCGAAATCAATGTTCAGGTTCAGAACCATTGCGAGAATCCACCGCCATTTAATCCTACACCGACCATGCGTATCGTTGCGACAGCGTCACCCAGATACTGCATCGTCTGCTCCTGCACAGCTTGAACCGCTTTGGCTTCGTAGGCCACTGCTTCCTGAATCAAATCGTTCTCTTCCTTGCGAATCGCCATGACCATCAGCTTGATGGCATCGGGACACGGAGGAATGAGGTAGTCGTTGACGCTCGTCGCGTTGATATGGCGCATCTTCGCCATCACCGTCACCGGCTTGTCAGCCTCGTCGCTGCATCGATCAGCGAGGTAACTGCGACGATACTGCGGCAAAGTTTCATCGGGGTCGTAAACTGCCAGATCCGATTCCAGAGCAGTTGTCGCATTGTACTCGTACAACCGGCTAACCGTGTTCGTAGCCTCGCGGATGACGCCAGTCAGTTCGGTGAACTTCTTGGTCGATTGAACGTACGGCAAAGCGAGCGTCAGCTTTTCTCCGTCAATCCATGCGCCGCCGGACTGCGTTCGAATCCATTGTCCGTTCTGATCGACGCCTTGCAGCGTGATGGTCTTGCCGACATCCGAAGCGTCGCCAGGGTAGACTCGAAGATAGCTGTTAAGACCACCAGACATGTCGCGGTAAGAGACGACAGTCCCACGATCAATAAGCTGCTTTCCAACGCACACTTGATTGCCGTTGAGAAGTCCATATCCGGTTTCCTGAAATTCGAACCATTGGTTGCGAACCGTTCCGACTCCGCAGCAATCGGCTACAGCCTCGATGGTTTCGATCTGACGCGGCCAAGTGATGCAGCCGCCGACAGTGTGAATTGTGAAGCGTCCGTACGCGCCAGCCCACAACCCTTTATGTAGAAGCCTTCGACACGCCTGATTGATGTAATCATAAACGCGCGCATCATCGATACATGTGCCGATGACCCGAGCGATTGTGGAGCGAATGTCCTGAACGATTAGCTTCATTTGGTGTAGTAGACTCGGGCAGTTCGCTTGATGAAGTAAACACCGTAGAACGGCGGCAGATTGTTGTGAGCGGCTCCACCTCCAGTGGATGAAGTGGCAACATTTGCAGTGGTGCCGTATTGGACGCCATTGGCTCCGCCATTATTTGCATCCGCAGTGACAAGCGGGAAGAAGTTGTGAGTGTGAGCAGGTATTTCAGGAACCGTCAGCGTGTGCTGATCCTCGCCAGCAACAGCCGTAGTCGTCGTCGTCCCCTGAACATTCACCGTACCGCTCGCCGCAAACGCTCCAACGCCAACCGGGAACCGAGCATCGAAAGCTGTGTCAACCTCCCACATCGCGCCAGCATACGGATTACCCGCATAAGCGGTTCCATCACCGCCGTCGTAAGAGAGAACATCGGTCGTGGTTCCGACAAAGATACGACGCTCAGAACTTCCGGCCGCAACCGGATTCTGGCGAAGCCAATATCCACCGCTGAAAACCCACCAATTTCCATTCTGATCCAACCACGGATAAACCTGATTGTTCAGCGCAGGAGTCGTTGGGCCAAAGTTGAAGAACGAGTTTCCAATCGCGCTGTTGAACGTCGCTTGAGTGCCACCGATGATGTCGTTGGCCAACTGCTGATAGTTGGACGGACAATATCCAACCGGAAGGCTTGGGGCTGTAAGCGTGATGAGCGTTAGATTTGGCATACTATTCCGATGTGTAGAAGAGTGGGTTTATGTCGCAGGCTTCAAGAACCTTGCATCCTTGGAAAGTCCGGCACTCGCCGACTGCAGATTCCTGAACGTCGTAAGCGTGAACTCGAATGCTCTTGATGCGGCAATATCCGGTAATGGTCAGACTCATCTGCACTTCGTACAGGTTCCGAGTCGGAGTGCTGATCGTGGAATTACATGGGATATCCGCAGGTGTCGGCAACCGCATCTTTGGCCGATATTGCGGCTGAAAGTTGGTAAGCGGACACAATCCGGTTACGCACTGATCAACAATCGCGCACTCGGACCAATCCGCCCATTCGAGCCAGCCGGGATATTGGTCTGGCCGGTACTCGACATTGAACGAGACATTTCCCTCAAGCGAATCGATGAAGATGTCGCCCGAATCAAGTCGCTTCAATCCGAACGGAAGCTCGAAGTTGTACGCGCGAGTCTGAACCAGCCACCTAATCTCCTTCTTAGGATCGGACAGATTTGAATCAAACTTGTTGGACTTGGTGATTTCCCAAATTTGAATCGTATTGTCCGACCCGCGAGCGATTGAGAAGCATCTGTCGCCGTAAGCGTTCTCGGTCTTAACGAGCTGCAACACGTTGAGTCCGGTCCAGATTCCAGCCCAAGCGGGAGGAAACTTCTTACGCATCGATGTGACAAGCTCCATATCCAAAACGGATATGGCCTTGTGAATCACACCTTCTGAATTGAATCGAGGCTGAGAAGTCATCAGCACCCGATTGTCAAAGACGACCGCAGAGCTGGCCCACAAAAGATTCGTCTGATCGTTCTCAACAATCGGCGTCATCTCCGCGCTGATTGGGGTATTTCCCCAGTCATTGAACGAGCGACGAGCGATGATGAACGAGCGGATGCCATCGACCGAGCGGTAGAACACATCGCCATTGACGGTGATGGCCGACCGTGCGCCAAGCGCGCCGCTGGTTAGCAAGCTGATAGCCTGAATCGGATAGTTCAGGTTCTTCCAGACATCGCGGTCTACAGGTGCTTGGACGCTGAAGACGTAGCGAGGCGTGAAAATGAGAAGCGGCCCTTGACCAAGCGACGTATCTGGATCGCCGGGGACGGCCATCGCTGTGATGCCTCCTGAATCCGACGGAACCGAAAAGTCTCCGCCTTCATTAAGGAAGGTGTTCTCGGTTTCTTTGAGAACACTGGCTCGCGTTCCGTCTCCATAAACGATGTCCGTGGCGCGGAAAGAAAACCCATCAGGAAGCGCGTACCAGATGCGGCCATTGACGTAGGCCATTACCCTGCCGCACTTGATTTCGTCGTCAGCAGCGCGGCGCAGATTCGTTCCGTTGAAGATCAGCGGCTTGCTGAATCCGTCCTGAATGACGACAAAGTTCTCAGCCTGAACCATCCAGCCATCGAGCAGGTTGGAAGGGTTTTCAAGGCTTGGAGAAACGGTCAGGTTCTGAGCGTTGTTTTGCTCGGTGTCGTACAACCAGACGTTTCCGCTGATCAGCATCAGGATAAACGTCCGACCATTGTCGGCGATGTATGGAAGCGCGCACTGGAACGTACCGGTCAAACTCTGAGGACCGTAACAATTTTCCGACCATCCATCAGCCGTCACGTTGGTCTGATCGGCGGTAATCTCAGCGTTGTCTGCGGTAATCGTCGTGCAGAGATTGTAATCTTTCTGAACGAAGCCAGGACGAGGAGAGACGAAGCTCTGCCGGAAGCTGGCATTTACCGCGAACGCCACCTGATTCTTGTCCACCTCAGACGGCATCACGCCAGCGTCAATGCCACCTTCAAAGGTGACAGACCCGTCAGTGTACCTTCGTGGTGCGCGTTCGCTCATGGTTTAAGCCTGAATCCGCTGGATGGAGAACGATGCTCCCTCTCGAATGTAATATGTATTTAGAGCAGAGGTTGTAACTAAAACTTCGTAATAATCGCTAGCAGATGCCTGATCTATGTACTGGATAAAAAACGGTCCAACCAAACTTGTTGAGTTTGTTGTCTGAATATTTGCAGGTCCAATATCGGTCGTTCCGTTTTTTCTAATCTTAAAAGAAACCGTAGAGGACGTTCCTGTATCTGCGCTTAACATTAAGGCAACATCTATTCTGTAATAACCTGCAAGAGCTGCCGTAAACCGACCTGTAGCCGCAGTAAATCGTGATGCGGTATCAATTCCAGTCCAAGATCCAGACGGAAATTCTGTCAAACTAAACGGATTCTTGGTTAAACTAGGGTTAATCTGCGGCGCACCAGCACCCACAGTTCCGCTTACCCTCCGCGTAAACGTTTCGTAGACGAACGCCGCCGCAGCTCCCGTGGCAGCGATTGAAATCGTTCCTGCACCCGGAGTAATCGTGATGTTCGATCCTGCGGTAAGGCTGGCCAACGTGTAGCCAGTTCCATTGCCAATCAGAAGTTGGCCATTGGTTGGGGTAGCGGAAAGGTTCGTTCCGCCTTTTGCAACCGAAAGAACTCCGCTGATGTCGCCTACAGGAACAGTAGCAACAGTCGAAACAGCACCAAATCCACCAGATCCTTGAGTCTTAAGATAACCAGCAGATAGGGAATCAAGAGCCGTGGCACTCGGAATCGAGGCGTCAGGAGTACGGACGATATAAGTTCCAGCAGATGACGCCCCACCGGCAGCACCTGCCGGACCTTGCGGACCAACCGCTCCAGCAAGCGTGATGAGCGAACCTGACGGGATGAGCGTGGTCGGGACAGCATTAGCAATTCCAAGAACGCCAGCCGCAGGATTCTGAAGAGTCAGCAACAGGCCATCGACCGACGTAACCTGCATGTACCCAAGACCCTGAACCGAGACGAAGAACTGTCCGGCAACCGATTCTGGAAGAAACTCGGTGTTATCGACCGCAACCACAACAGACGCCCCAAGTGCGGGGACAAAAAACGAAGCCGTCGTATAGGTGAACGAATCGATTCCGTTCGTGCCATTCGTACCGTTGGCTCCCGCAGCCCCTTGAGGGCCGGGGATATTCACGACTACCGGCTCGGAGTCGCAAGGCTGGCAGCAGCCGGATGAAGAAACAAGTTGCGACGGCATAATTTTCCTTTCGCAGAACCTCAAGTCCAGCGAGAACTATTGCAAGGCCAAACTATGGCAGAGCAAGCGTCTGAGCATCCACTTATTCAGCACAAGTATGGAATTCGTTCACCGGTCAAGATTCCTGACCTAGAACTTGAACTTTACGCATTCCGAAACCGACTCCAGCCAAACGAGGGTGGATTGGGTACTTTCGAACATTTTCGGAATGCGACGAAAATGCTATGGCCGAAGCTCAGTTGGAATCCGTGGCTGGAAGCTCAGGTCGAAAGCCTCTGCGAGCATGATTACGTCGGATGGGCTGGATGCGGCGCGAGCGGAAAAACCTTTGGCGCAACGCTTTTCGCCACAGTCTGGTGGCTGGCCAACCCTTCCAAGACGACCGTCGTTCTGACATCGACGACCGCGAAGATGATCCGAAAGCGTATGTGGGCCAATCTTCAGGATCTTGTTCGGAAATCGCGCGGATTCCCCGGTAACATGGTCGATTCGAAGATGGCATTGCAGGCCATTAAAGGTGACGACCGGCATTCGATTTCAGCTATCGCCGTCGCAGAGGGCAATACCTCGAAGGCAGTGGCCAACATTCAAGGTATTCACGCGGAACGCGTGATGGTCATCATCGACGAAGCGACGGATACGCCCGAAGCAGCGTTCGAAGCATGTACGAACCTCTCCAAGGGTTGCCGTGAGTTTAAGATGCTGGTCATCGGCAATCCGGCGTCAAAATACGATCCGCACGGTCGATTCTGCACCCCTGCAAAAGGATGGCGCAGCGTCACGATTGAAGACCAGCAATGGCTAACGGAACGCGGCATGTGCCAGCGGTTCGATGGCATGAAAAGTCCGAACATAAGCGAAGGGCGGACAAAATACCCATACCTGATTACCCATGATCAGGTCTTGTCGGCGATGCGCCATGAGGGCGAGCAGAGTCCTACATTCTGGAAGTACACACGCGGATTCTGGAGTCCTGACGGCATGGTCAAGACGGTGCTGTCCGAATCACTCATAGAGACGCACACACCTACAAGAAAGTTGGTGTTTACTACGAATATTCAGTCGGTAGCCGGTCTTGACCCAGGCTTTGGCGGCGACAGATGCGTTCTTCGCTTTGCCAAGGTTGGCACCGCTAACGATAAAATTAGCATACTTTTTGGCGATGTGGTTCAGATATCTCCAAATGCACAGCTAACTGAACCTGTTCACTACCAGATAGCCAATCGCGTCAAAGAGGAGTGCAGCAAACGGGGCGTGTCGCCCGACAAGTTCGCTCTCGATTCAAGCGGTGAGGGTGGCGGTCTTGCGGACATTCTGACTCGCGAATGGGGTATCGTTCATCGCGTTGAGTTCGGCGGCTCTCCATCGGCCATTCCGGTCAGCGACGAAGACAGTCGGCCATGCAATGAGGCTTACGACCGCAAGGTGACGGAACTTTGGTTCTCGATGCGTAAATGGGTTGTCGAGGAGCGTGTTGGCGGAATGGACATCGAGACGCTGCAAGAGTTCTGCGCGCGCATGTTCGACGATTCCAAGCGAAAGATATCCGTCGAATCGAAGACTGTGATGAAGCAGCGAACGGGTAAATCGCCTGACTTGGCCGACGCAGCTACAGTCTTGCTTGATCTAGTCCGCAAAACTGCTGTCCTCGAACCGCGAGCAACCAAGATGGACAAAGTCTGGGAAAAGCTCGTTCGGGACGCCGATTCAATCTATCACGACGAATCAATCGAAGAATGAGCAAAGCTACCGGATATAAGGTTCTCAACGAACACATGGTCATCCCCGGCGGATGGCATTACCGAGTTCCTGAGACTGGCATTGAAATCATGGGCGGATCATGGCCGCAGCTCCATGAGTTTATCCGCAATCATTACACGGCGAACGCAATTCCGATACCGAGCAACCTCGACACTTTAATCACCGAATATGCGTGTCGTAACGGTGCCGATTGCGCTTACAACGAGGTTGAGCTTCCGAAACCCGAAGGTCGAAAGTCACTCCAGATCGGAGATGTCATCCGATTCAGCATGAGTTTGCTTCATGGCCTGACTGTTGGCGGCGGAAAAGTCGACCAGGCGGAGGCGAATCGACGCGCAAGCATCTGCTCAGGCTGTCGCTTCAATCGCAAGCCACTTGGATGCACTGGATGCAACGCTCGCGTCCTCAAGGAGGCTGTAAAAACCTTCTCGCAGCACGGCAATACGCCGTATGACGAGCAAGTTCAGAGCTGTGAATTTTGTGGTTGCTTTATCAGAAGCATGGTGTGGTTTCCCATTGAAACACTCCATAAATTTACCGACGCTACAGAGAACGAAAACCTTCCGGCCCACTGCTGGAAAAAACGACCATGTACGGAAACCTAGTCCAACTCCCGCTGGAAACCATCAACGAAGATGGCAAAGCACCTGAGACGCGCATTGCCGACGCAGCATCTGCTCGCGAAATCTTCCAGAAGCTGATCATGGCAGATCAGTTGCGGAACGTGACGCGCGCCAAGTTGCGCGGTCTGGTTGATGGCAATCCTCCGTACAATCCCGCCGAACTTCGTCGAAACAATCAGGCGTTCCGTACCAACGTCAATTTTCGCGAGTCGGAAGCGTTCCTCACGTTGGCCATGTCTGCCTTCTACGATGTGTTCGCCGAGGTTCCGACCTACGCCAACATTCGCACCGCCTACGGCAACGACATGGATAAGCGGGAGGAGTGGTCGAAGATCATCACCGAAGAATTTGACCGCCTCCAGAAGCTCGATAAGGACTTCGACTACATCATGCAGCTCTCGCAGCGCGAGATGGTTCTCATTGGCGATGGTCCGCTAATCTTCGAAGACGGCTCCAACTGGCGATGCAAAGCCATCATGGCGACGGATCTTCTCGTCCCCGATGGAACCAAGTCCAATGTCAGCGATTGGAAGGTGGCCTGCGTCCGCACTCGCATGGGCGTTGACGATCTTTTCGAAAAGATTCAGGACGAGGAGGCTGCGACTGCTGCCGGTTGGAACGTGGACTACGTTCGCCAACGCATCCGCGCCGCTATGCCCGAACCGTACCGCTCTGGTGTTCAGTACGATTGGGAGTTCTTCCAACGTCAGCTCCGCTCAAACGACATCACCTTCAGCGCGCGGTCAGAGGTCGTGCTGATGTCCCACATCTTCTACAAGGAGTTCGATGGCCAGATCAGCCATGCCATCATCGATGAGCGTGACAGCCAGGACTTCATGTACCGCAAGCTGCGCCGATACAAGCGGTGGGAACAGGTCATCCATCCGATGTACTACGACCGTGGCGATGGCGAGCATCACGGCGTAAAGGGTCTTGGCATCAAGATGCTTCAGGCGATGGAGCTGAAGA